CCTGCCCACCCGCCAACTGACGCTGTTGCTGCTGTTCAAAAGAAGCCATCGAATTGGCCTGCGCTTGGCTGTAACCCTGCGCCATCAGATTGGCCATCGTATTGGCCTTCTGCTCCAGAATTCCCCGTTCCATCTCGGCCCGCTGCACCCCTTCCCGAGTGCTGCCAAAGGCCCCGGATCGAACCGCCTGCGCAGCCGCTCCTTGCTTTGCAATGTCCCCCTGCCGCTGGATCTGCTGCATTGCAACATCGATCACTTGCTGCTGATAGGGGTTCATGAAGGCTTGCGCGCGGCTCGGGTCGTAGCCCTGTGCCGCGCCACCAAGCTGAGTGATCGCTTGCTGTAGCTGGCCAATGCCTCCTGTCATGCCTCTGGCAGCGCCACCCGCCTGTTGCAGCGCGGCCTGCGCGTCAGTGAACTGTCCCCTGGTGTCCGCGCCACGCAGGATGTCAGCCGCTTCGCCCGCAGTTCGATATGCACCGCCCAAGGCGACATTCGCGCCTTCGACGTAAGGCATATACGAACCAATGCCCGTGGTCCGCGCAGCCTCAATCGCTCTCATCTGCGGGTCTGTAAAGCCCGCAACCTGATAACCAGGAAGCTGCTCGGCAAAGCTGGGGCCTTCCGCAGGCGAAGTCGCTAGTTCAGAGGCCCTTTTGAGCAGGTTTAGCTTGTACGCCTCAACTTCCGGGCTTTCCGAAAGCATCCGCTGGGTGGTGATTGTCTCTGCCATTTAAGCGCTCCTAACCGGCCCGCCTTCGAGCATCTTCATCATTTTGTACATGCGCGCCGCACCCTTGCGGCGGCTACCATTGCCAGCATTGCGCACCGCCTTGGCGGTGAACACAAACTCGCCGTCCGAGAGCATGGCGGGGATCGAATCCGAAGTCCCGGTCCCCGGTCCGTTGATCGGGCCCGTTTTCCTTGGAAACTGAGTCGTTTGCATCGGACCGCCCTTGGCTCGATACACGGGCATGGGCGGATAGATCTGCGGCACTTGATACAACCCCGCCACGTTATACGGCTGCAACACGCCACCTGGACTGTTTGTGATCCCCGGCGTCGGCACGGTCGGTGCCATGTAGATCGGGTTAACGGGGAAATTGGGCACGGCTGGCGTCGGCTGAAGCCGTGGCTGATAGGTCGACGGGTTTGGATAGAACCCACGGTTCTCAAAGAACTTGTTGACGTCTTCCGCCCGCTTTTGCGACTGTCGAATGTAGTCCTCGGCATCGTACAGCGGACTGCTGTCCCCAGGCTGAGACTTGAACGCCCCGCCCGCAGCCGCTACCGCAGTACCGGCCAAGGCCAACGGACCGTACTTCTGCAAAATGCCCGCATCCGCCGCCAGTCCCGGACGGCTCGGGGACAGGTACTGGTTGTACAAGTCTCCCGCGCCTTGGGCCATGCGGCCGAAGAAGCCTGGTTGCGCCGGGTTCGACCCAGGGGGAAGCAGTTGGCCACTGGACGAATAAGGCGTTGAAGCCGTCGTGCCCATCTCCCCAGCAACCGAAGGAGACGGCGCAGGTCCTGCCATCAATTCGCCCGTCGTAGAGTAGGCACCAGCGCCCATCTCTCCAGCCATATTGGCTGCCGTACCGAGCTGACCAATTCCTTGTCCTGCTCCAGAAGCCGCGGCGTCTGCTCCCGGCGTAGGTGCCTGCGCTCCAGGCGCGGGCGGTCCCATGGCCTGAAGACCACCTGAAATCAGTCCCGAAGTCGCACCCATCTTCAGCGCTTCTGAGGGCTTCATGCCCATCACCAGACCGGCTCCAGTGCCCAAAGCAGCTGTCGTCAGGCCAGTGTTGAGCGCCGTTCCTGCTGCCCCAGGCAGCACACTTCCGACCGACTGCAATGGGCTCACGCCGCCAATCGTGCCACCGCCACCAACATAACCCAGCGCGGCCGACACAAGCGCCTGTTTGAGATTACCTCCGGCTGCAAGCGCTGTCGCGCCCCCTGCCAATGCGGCCGCGCTCGCGGTGCTCGCCACAAGGCCAATGCCTGCCGGACCGAGGACCGTGGCCAGCGCAATCGTGCCAATGATCCTACCAATCGGCGACTGCAAAGCCTTTTTGACGGCTTTGCCGACCTTCTTGAAGAACTTCTTGAAGTACTCCGGCAAGCCCGTTTCAGGGTTGATGGTCCCCGAGCCGCCCTGCGCCTGCAGCATCCGCGCTTCGTCCGGCGTGATGTGCGCGAGCATCGTGTCGCCGTTCCTGCCCCGCGAGGCAAGATACTGCGCCATGTCGGCCAAGCCACCTTGCGCCATGGCCATCGGAGCCATACCCGGGCCTGCCTGCATAGGGGCCATGGCCCCCTCGACACGGCCCATCTTGAGTTCATTCAGCACGGCCAGCGCCGCACCAATGAAGGTGGGATCGTACTGGTCCGGGAAGTCCCCCGGGTCCATCATGTCGCGACTGATCAGGTCTTGGATGACGCGTTCGTAATCGCCAGGGTTCCTGGTCAAATACTCCATGACATCGATCAGCTGATCGATTTCACGGGGCGTCAGATCGACATCAGCAAGATCCTCGCGGAGTGACTCTTTCATCATCTCCAACGCGGCCGGATCCGTCATCCCGAGCGCGGTCTTGGCGGCGTCGTATGCGTCAGCACTAGACACGGCCATCGGCTCTTGCTGCGACATGGGAGCTTCCATCGGAAGCGCCATGATTCCTTCATTTTCCATAGCAATCCTTTCCTTGGTTGGCCAAAGCCCTCAGTGGGGCTGCGCGTCAGGAAAGGACGCGAACATGGCCCAAATTATGGACGATTTCATTAGTTCCTGTCCATTTCTAAGTACGACAAGTAAAAGTCCACACTGGCCACGGACGAAGTGACCTTGAGCACGTCAGTGGCCTCCAAAATCAACGGCACCCCACTAAACACATCCATGGTCTGGTTCGTGGGCAGTGCATAGCTTCGCAAGATGTAGTACGGAGTGGCCCCGCCTAAAGGGTAGACCGCCGCCGTCAGAGTAGCTTGACTGGCGTTTTCATTGGTCACACGCAACGACGACACCACTGCAGTGTTGGCCGCAGGCACGGTGTAGATCGCGGTTTCCGTTGCCGCCGACGGCGTCAGATACTTGCGAAGATACTTGTTTGCCATGTCACATCGCCGATACGAAATTGATGGTCAGAATTACCGACGAAATAGCGGGCCGTGTTGGGGTCGCATCCGTGCCATAGTGCTCAAGAAACACGTCCGTACTACTGGCCCACCATGCAAGCTCTAGGTAATTAACAGAGGGGTCGCTTACGGTGAAAATACCAGTGATGGTAGGCACAACATGAGACCATGTTGTGGCGTCTTTACGGGCGGCTATATCAAACCGCGTCCGACTAGCTGCGTAATTTACGCCCGTGTCCTTTGCCCAGATCTCAAACTCTTGGGTCGCATTACTGCGGTTTGAAACCTGGATCCTGATCGTAACCAAATAGTTCCCAGAACATGGAACGTAAATCTTGCTGTTATCCACCACCCGTATCCCATTGACAATGGGAGTAAGGTTGTAAGTGATAAGTTCTTCCGTCGTGATGCTGGTGAGATCCTGGTCTACGTCTGACATCAGCATTGCGTGAGGCAATATGATGCCGTTTGAAAGCTGAAACCCTCGAATCCCACCGGCAAATCCGCCCCCGGCCCCGGATCCGGCCGACGCCCAGCCCGAAGCGGCTGCGGTGTTGACATCAACATTGGATGAATAGCTGTTGTTGAGCTGAAAGATCACCTGTTCCAGCGAACGCACGAGCTGGTCAAATTGCTCGGCGCTGTAGCCCTGCGTTGCCGCATTAGGCAAACGGACATTGTTGATCTTACTCATCTGAGGCCATCAGGCTGGATGTTCACGCGCATCGTGCCAAAGCGCCAGTTTCCGTCCACCTCGTTGCTTTGGATCCGTAACTGAATCTGCCTGCCTCGCGCCCGGGTGTCCACCTTTTCCGTGTTCGGGGCGATCGTATAAGGGTCCAAGGAACTGGGCGTAGCGGCCGCCTGCGGGAAAGCACGCAGCAGCAGGTGAATCGTCAGGTTGCCGACTTGGTTCTTGAAGTCCGGGATAAACCGAGACATGAACAACATCTCGTCGCCATCGCCAATGTCAAAATAGCCAGAGGTGATGAACGAATCGATCGCCGCGCCATTTGCATTCTTGCCGTCTTCTTGGTTATAGACCACAGTACGGCCGGATGTCAGGCCATAAATCGTACTGATCGTGCTGGCCGTGCTGTCCTCATCGTACTCGGCAGCCAAGGGCTTGTTGAAGGACCCGACATCCCGCCAAGAAGTACGGGCCATAGTACCGATCGACCAGACGTTTTCCAGATAGTTGTACGTCACATTGCGGTTGATGTAGTCACTGTCCGCAGAACAGTACCACCATGTCACTTCATTGAACTGGGTGTTGACGCCAACATGGACCTGTTGCGCCTGGACAAGATTGATGTCCTTGAACACATAATCTTGGACCGTGCTTGGGAGCTTTTTCACCGTTCCGTCAAAGACAAAGAACGCTTCCTTACCCATCCAATACGCCACACCATTGACGTCGGCCGCTGCATGCGGGCCCATGATGCCGCAGTTGGCCCCCAACTGCTGAAAGCCAAAAGTAAATGGCGGCCCAAGGTACTGCTGGCCGTGCAAGGACAGGTCCGTGAAAATCAGGATCTGACCACGAGACCGGATGGCACTGAGGATCTCATTGCCGTCCGTGAGCCGTTGTCCACCGGCCGTGTTGGTTGCAGTCGGAGTAAAGTCATTGATGTTTTCCTGACTGGAAAACCGCACGAACATCGGATCCTGTGTTGAGGGAGAGGCAAGAGTGGTCTCAGTGCCAAAACACACCAGATGTCGATCAGGGGTCGAGACCAACGCAAAACGGCTCTTGGTCGGCGCGCCTGCAATCACTGTAGCCCGGGTGTTCAGGGCTGTCACAGGGGCCCATTCATAAATGCCGCCATTGACGTACTGCAGGATGAGATTCTCACCATAGGTAT